CCAAGGCGCTATTGGTTTTAATACAGTAGCTTCGGGTGAAGTCATTACTGCGGCAATGCGTTTCGCAGATGACGATTTCGCGTCTTCTATTGAAGGTTCCTCCGCAGCTACAGACGCCAGCGGCACAGTTCCGACTAATACAACCACTCTTCGCATCGGAGACATCTACGGCGTTACAGACACAGTCCGCCTCCGTGACTTCCGGCTGTTCCCGTATTCAAGCCTAGCAGCAACTCCCGGTTGGTCTGATGCTACCCTAGAAGAAATCTCAGGAGCGTAACATGTTGCATAAACTTTACCTCACCGCACCTGACAAAGAGACCATGGACGCAAAGCTCTTGGAATGGGGCTTTGTTGACGACGAAGGACAATCAGTCAGCCGTGTGAATGTCTTCCCTGTAGGTGTAATCTGGGACGTAGAACCAGAGTACACTGAAGAGGGCGAAGTGATTACGCCGGGGGTTCAGGTTCTCGGTTATCATCTGAACGTCACTTGCGCTAACCCTGAGATCGATTGTTCAGAGCTAGTTCTTGGCGGCACAGACCCAGAGACAGGTGAAGAGCTACCGACTGACACTAAAGTGGTTCAGGGTGTCACGACCTGCCTTCCTGCAACGCCTGCGCTGGTGATCTAATGGCGTATGACATCCGGTCCATAACTCAGGTCGGAACATCTGAGCCATTTGAGCTACAGGTGGCTCGGGGTCAAATTCCGGGCCACCATCACATTTTTAAGTTCGGTCTAAACACCCTCGTTCAAGACGTAGAACAGACGGTCTGGGAAGGCGGCGGGCTGTACTCGTATCCTCCGTCCGCTCTCGCGATGACAATCTCCAGTTCGTCCGGGGCGACGGACAACGGTGTCGTCGTTACTATTTCCGGCTTAGACGCAGACTATAACGAGCAGTCAGAGACAGTCACGTTGGCGGGCGCAGGTTCCGCGACAACGTCAAAAACTTTTCTACGGGTTTTCCGGGGGTTTGTCGCCGGACCACAGGCTCCTGCAGGAAGCATAACCGTCTCTAATTCCGGCACCACGTATGCGTATATAAACGGGGACAATCAGACTCTGATGTCCATATGGACTGTCCCCGCGGGTTATGATGCGTTTATTACTCAGTTGGATGTCACTGTGCTTACCGAACAAAACAACAAGTTTGGGAACGTGCGTCTTGTCACACGAGAACTGGGTGGAGTGTTTAGAACGCAGGACACGTTCTCCGTCGAAAAGGGCCCGATAACGCTGTCTTACTCTATCCCTGTCCATATCCCGGAGAAAACGGACATTGAATACAGGGCGATAGCCTCTGGGGCGCAGGCCAATTTACGTGTTTCCGCCGCGTTTGAGATTTTGTACATAAGAACAAAGGGGCCGCTGTAATGCCGAGGAAAAAGTCTAAGGTGCCCGCGTCAAAGAAATACGCCGATGGCACGACGTACAAAGACAGCAAGGGCAAGACGCACCGCCGCGTCTCCAGCCCCGGCACCAAGCGTGGCGATGCGTACTGCGCCCGCACCGTAAGCCAGAAGCGGACCCCCAAGGTCAAAGTTCGGCGCAAGGCGTGGGGCTGCAAGGGCCAGAAGAGCGTGGGCTGAGAACATGGGAACCGTCACTTTAAGCGTGGAAGAGCTCGAAAAGATGCTGGACCGATCTGCGAAGCGCGGAGCAAGAGCCGCGCTTGAAGAGCTTGGTCTTCACGACGATACGGCAGAGAAAGACATGCACGACATCCGTGAGCTTCTTTCTTCGTGGCGGGAAACACGCAAGGCGGTTTGGCTCGTAGTGGTTCGGATCGCTACGACCGGTCTGTTGCTGTTCATTGCGGCGGCTGTTTGGATGTCAATCAAAAACAACATTACGGGACAATGACCATGAACCGTGGTAACATGGCTAAACAGGTAACGGAGGCTCCTATGGACGGCTGTAAATCGAAGCGGATGAAAAAGGGTGGTTCGGTGAAATCCGGATACAAGAAGGGCGGCATGGTAAAGAAGAAGGGCTACGCCAAAGGCGGCTCGGTCGACCAAACCATGTGCAGTCCTCGCAAGCGTATGGCCATGGGTAAGTAATGCCCAAAGACGCGTGCTATAAAAAAGTCAAAGCCCGTTACAAGGTTTTCCCTTCTGCGTACGCAAGCGGGGCCATCGCCAAGTGTCGGAAGGTGGGCGCTAAAAACTGGGGCAGCAAACCCCAGAAGAAGGCAAAGGGTGGCCTTGTCCGGGCAAGGACTTTCTAATGGCCGTTCGCAAAACGAAGAAGGGCGCGGCGCTCAAACGCTGGTTCAAAGAGGACTGGAAAGACGTTCGCACGGGCAAGGCTTGCGGACGCAAGGAAGGCGAAACGCGCGGTACTCCTTACTGCCGCCCCTCGAAACGTGTGAGTGCTAAGACCCCTAAGACGTCGGGAGAGATGTCGTCTTCGGAGAAGAAGAAAAAGGTTGCAGAAAAGAAACGTCTCGGGCAACCCGCGGGTAAACCGCGCCGCGTGTCTGCGGCGAAAAGGAGAAAGTGATGACCACTTCTGGCTCGCGGGACTTCAATCTCGATGTCGCTGAGATTATCGAGGAAGCGTACGAACGTTGCGGGCTCGAGGCACGGGCCGGATACGACCTGCGCACAGCGCGTCGATCACTGAATCTGTTGTTCGCAGACTGGGCCAATCGGGGACTGAACCTATGGACAGTGACCCAGACCACGCAGGCTCTGACCGCGGGCACCGCTGAATATACGTTGGGCGCGGACGTGGTAGATGTCCTTGACGTGTCCCTCCGCCGAGACGGCACGGACTACGACCTCGACCGAATCAGCCGCGGCGAGTACATGAACTTCCCGAACAAGACTTCGCAGGGTCGGCCCAGCCAGTTCTTCTTTGATCGGCAGGTGCAGCCTAAGTTCGTGCTTTGGCAAACGCCTAACAGTTCGACGGACACGCTGGTCTATTATTACGTGCGCCGGATTGAAGATGCGGACAGTTTGACGAACACCACCGCGGTGCCGTTTCGTTTTCTCCCGTGCGCGATCTCCGGGCTAGCCTACTACCTGTCTGTAAAGCGTGCGCCGGAGCGGATGCAGCTTCTCAAGTCGATGTACGACGAGGACTTTCTTCTAGCTGCAGCGGAAGACGTGGACCGGGTGCCGTTGCGCTTGGTGCCCGGATCGAGGTGACGCATGGCCTTTGCATCAGGAAAGAACGCTTGGGGGATTTCTGATCGCTCAGGGTTTCGATATCGTCACCGTGACATGCGGAAAGAGTGGACGGGCGCCCTTGTCGGCAAGGACGAGTACGACCCTAAGCACCCGCAGCTGAGGGCTCCCAAACACCGCGCGGACCCAGAAGCGATTCGCAACCCCCGTCCGGATCGCGTCGAGCCTGTCGTTGTTTATGTCGGCATTTGGACGCCCGAGACGTGGCGTGATTATTCGGTTGTCGGCTTCGGTAAGGTCGGCCAGTTGGAGGTAAGCACCCCATGACCATGACCTACGGTGAGCTCAAGACGGCGGTGCAGGACTTTGTCCAGTCCACCGAAACAAGCTTCGTCAACAACCTGCCTCTTTTCATCCGCCTTGCAGAAGAGCGGATAATGAAAAACGTGCGGTTGAACCTGTTTCAGAAAAACGCTTCTGGGACGACGACCTCGGGCAACAAGTACGTGGCCGCGCCTAGCGACTTCCTCGCTCCGATCTCGCTCAGTTTGACGATCGGCGGGGAACAGACGTTTCTTTTGCTGAAGAATGCGGACTTCGTGCAGGAGTACATCCGGGACAGCGCCTCGGGAGCTCCCGTCTATTTCGGTCAGTACGATGTGGACAACCTTATTCTTGCCCCAATTCCGGACAGCGCATATGCGCTGGAGATGCATTACCTATACCGCCCAGCGAGCCTCACGGCCGGGAGCGACAGCGGCACGACGTGGTTGAGCCAAAACGCAGAGGTGGCACTTCTTTACGGAACACTTGTAGAGGCCTATACATATCTCAAAGGCGATCAGGACCTCATGGTGCTGTACAGTCAACGCTTTGCGGAAGCGCTACAGCGTCTCAAAAACCTTGGAGAAGGTCTCGAGACAACGGACGAGTATCGTACCGGGAAACTGATGCGACCCAAAACCTAAGGAGAGACTTTCATGGCCATCACCACCGCGATGTGTTCCACCTTCAAGGAGCAACTTCTAGAAGGTGTTCATAATTTCAACACACACACGTTCAAGATGGCGTTGTACACATCGAGCGCCACGCTCGGGGCGTCCACGACAGCCTACTCCGCGACCAACGAAGTCTCTGGGACCGGGTACT